TATGTTATTTTTAAATGTTGATATAGACCTTTTTTGGCAACAATTTAAAAACAAAAGTATAGCTATGCCTATTGTTGCTAGAAATTTTAGAAATGGAATTGCACAGAAAACCAGTAAATTTGAATTTGAAAGTCATTACAAACTATCACAACATTATAGTCATTTGATATACTTTGATAAATCAACTGATGAGGCTATTGAATGGTTTAAAATGGCAGATCCAGTTTTTCAAAACTGGCGAGATATGTATGCAAAAATATTCAATGAGAAAAGACCAGAAACTTTTAATAAGAATGTTTTAACAAATATCGTAACATACTTACTAAACCAAGAAGATAACATTGGTATTTGGATGGATGATTTTTATGATCTTGATAATCGTAGTCAAGGATTATGGCACTCTGATATTCCAAAAAACTGGACAGAAATGCTTAACAGTTGGTACACTGATGATGGTGATATAATTATAGAAAATCATAAATTGTCTTCTGGAATTATTCATTACGGTGACGAGCAATTTATAACGAAAGAAATAATAGATGACCTCAAACTTTCTGTCACTAAGTGAATTTATAGTGGATAAACCTCCAGCTGATTACTTTGTATACTATGAAGAATGGGATGGTCAGGTTGTTGAAATTTCAAATAAACCAAAACCTAGCAAGCATTCTTATCTTAAGACTAATGACGACAATGCTAGAAAAATAATGCTTGGGGAATTAGACCCACGCCGTTTTGTTGTGTCTGAGAGTAAAGATGGATTCGTCTTGATGGCGAAAAGTAAAAAACTTACCATTAAAAAGGAAGAAGACCAACTTAGTATGATACCTGAGTATCATAACAAAAATTGTGACGTTAACATTATCTTGTATACAAATGATTGGAAAATGGAAGTAAATTTTAATCAAGACACAGTATATAGAATGACTGGTGCTCGACACGTTAAAAAACAAAGTTCGCAAAGTCAGTATAGTAAAATTAAATTTTATCTGATTAGTAAAAAGAACCCAAGCTATCTGATGTCTACATATGAAATTGATCCTATTGATCTTATGAATGATGGATTTCGTATTTTTGATATGAGTCATCTGAGAACGATATGTAGTTTAGATGATATACAAATTTTAACAAGAAGAATTTTTAAAAGTTATTCTATTAGAACTAAGGAATATTTTGTTGGTGCTGAGTATACAAGTAATAAAAGTCATAAACGATATCATGCTAAAATTTATGAACCTGGACAAATTCAAGTACCGACATTTGTAATAAGTAATACAACTAATGGATGGGTTATGCGTAGTAATTTTAGTGATCCACAGGAACATAAAATTTTTGGAGACTTGACTTTTTATATTACTAAAAAAGATCCAAATAGCTTATTATCAACAATAAAAATACCATTTGAAAAAATAGGTTGGAAACAAGAAATAAATTTAAACTTGACTGATAATGTAGACCAATGTAAAATATTAGTATCAGACAATATACGCAATATTACGTTTGCACAAGAGGAGATTACAATATGACAAATTTAGTACCAATTACTGAATTTGATATAATTTTTATTAGCTATGACGAGCCTAATGCTGATAAAAATTATTCAGACTTACTTGAAAAGGCGCCTTGGGCTAAACGAAGTCATGGTGTATGGGGAAGTGACGCCGCACATAAAGCCGCCGCTGCTATGAGTGACACTGAACGATTTATTACTATTGATGCTGATAATGTAGTAAGAGAAGATTTTTTCAATGTAGAAGTTGATATGGACCGAATCAAAAGCAATGACGTCATTAGTTGGGCAGGTAAAAATACAGTAAATGGTTTGGTATATGGTAACGGCGGTATTAAATGTTGGCCCGTTGATGTTGTTAACCGTATGCGTACACATGAAGCCGCCCCTGCAAGTGATAAAAGAGCACAGGTTGACTTTTGTTGGAATATTAACTATGTACAAATGAATAATATTTACTGTGATGTAATGAACAATGGTAGCCCACTACAGGCTTGGCGTGCAGGGTTTCGTGAAGGTGTTAAGATGGGACTAGAAGATGGCAATGTAGTTGATCCTGCAAAACTTAAACACATATATCGTGAAAATTATAAGAGACTGATGGTATGGATGAGTGTTGGCGAAGACGTTACTAATGGAATTTGGGCAATGTATGGTGCACGACTTGGATGCCAAATGACTAATATACAACGTAATGCATGGGATTGGAAAAATGTCAGAGACTTTGATTGGCTTAGTAATTACTTTACAACTGAGTTATTCCCAGAGTTTGAGGGCGGAAATGAATTGTGTGTAAACACTGGTGTATCATGGGATATTGACAAGGTAACAGCAAAAACTATAGAGATAGGCGAAAACCTTCGTTCAGTATTAGACTTAGAAATTGCAGATATGGGAAGGGTTGGCAGTAGATTCTTTAAAACCGTATACAAGAATCCACATAGATTGGGCGCAATGGTACGTGAAGAACAAGTCAATGACAGTATTGAATAGACATTATGGTTAAATTTTCAATTTCACGTAATCTTGATGGCGAAGATGAAATTAAACAACAGTTGTCCTCTGTTAGTACTAGTTTTTGTTTGGCTAAGTGGCTACAAGTTAGTATACATTTACCTGCTGGGCTTACACAAAGTTGTTATCATCCTCCTGTACACAATATACCATTATCTGAGCTTGAAAATAATCCACGAGCACTTCACAATACTGTACATAAAGTTCTTGAAAGAAAAAAAATGTGGGAGGGAAAACGACCCGCAGGATGCAGTTATTGCTGGAAGATTGAAGATCGAGGACATCTGAGTGATAGGCATTATCGAAGTGGAGAAGGCTGGGCGCAATCTGGATTTGATAAAGTTTTAGAAGGCAGTTGGGATGAAAACATTAATCCTCATTATGTGGAAGTAAACTTTAACCAAAGTTGCAATTTTAAATGTACCTACTGTAGTCCGCATTTGAGTACTGAATGGGAAAAAGAGATTGACAAATTCGGCCCAATTAATATAGGCTATAATAAACATAATGATATTGATGCACTTGTTGATAAAGGACTAATGCCCATTAAAAGCACTGCAAAAGAAAACCCATATGTGGAAGCATTTTGGAAGTGGTGGCCTGACCTATATAGTGAGCTTAAAGTATTTCGCATGACGGGCGGTGAGCCCCTTATGGACAAAAATACATTCAAAGTATTAGATTATGTAAACAAGAATCCTAATCAATTACTTGAGCTTAGTATTACTAGTAACATGTGTCCTCCTCAACCTAAACTTTTTGATCAGTTTATAACTAATATTAAAAATATCGAAAATGATATTACACAAGAAGTTTATAATGACTGGATTGATCGTGGAATTTTAAAAGAAGTTACTTATTTTGCTGAATCTGATCCAGCTATTAATTGGCAGAATTGGCAAAGGGCTATTGTATTAGATGACTCTACTGTAGACGATCCTACTATTGATCCAAAAAAACAGCGTTTAACACTAGAAGATATTGGATTAGAATTTGACAGTAGAAACAGAACCGAACATGGAGATTTTTTGTATACACTTATTTGGTTTAAACCAAATGAAAATCTAGAATGGAAGTGCTTGGGTGCACCACCAAGCGATGAAGAAGGCAATCAGGGAGTCATGTTAAACGTTCCCAGAATCAAAAACTTTATGCTTTTTGCAAGTATAGATAGTGTGGGAAAACAAGCGGAATATATACGTAATGGATTAGATTGGCAAGTGTTTCAAGATAACGTACATAAGTTTTTACGTAATACAAAAAACAGTGAGATAACTTTTATTAACACTTTCAATTTTTTAAGTATCACTGGATTCAAACATTTTTTAGAGTATATACTAGAACTTAAAATGAAATTTAGTGAAAGTAAAGACCTATGTCGAATTTGGTTTGATATTCCACTACTCAGCGACCCAATTTGGATGAATGCAGACTTTGCTGTATTTTATCCAGATATGCTAGATATTCTAGACGATTGTGTTAAGTTTATGGAGCAAAACCGAGAGACGGAGCAAGGATTAGGGTTTACACAGTTTGAAATAGCTAAAGTAAAAAGAAACATTTCAATTATTAAAAATTCTAAGATTAAATTAGACGATGTAAAAAATAGAAAGTTTCAATTTTACAATTACTTTAAACAACTAGATTCCAGACGTAACACAAGTTTTGTTAAAACTTTCCCTGAACTAAGTGCAGTATGGAAAGACTGCGAAAAAATAAAATATTAAAGGACATTAAATGAAAGATTATCTTTCTAATGCACAACGTACTAAAGAAAAGCTAAATGATATTAGTCCTAGCATGTGTATGGCTAAGTGGCTACAAGTTAGTCTGCACTTACCGCAAGGACTGACTCAGAGCTGTTATCATCCACCTACGCATAAAATACCGCTTAGTGAGTTAAAAAATAATCCTAAGGCATTACACAATACTCAAGAAAAAGCATTACAGCGTAAAGAAATGCTTGAAGGTAAAAGGCCAGCAGGATGTAGTTACTGTTGGAAATTAGAAGATCAAGGGGATCTGAGTGATAGACATTATCGAAGTGGGGAAGAATGGGTAGGAACTGACGGCTGGAATGAGGTATTGGAAGGCAGTTGGGATGAAAACATTAATCCACGTTACGTAGAGGTAAATTTTAATCAAGCATGTAATTTCAAGTGTACATATTGTAGTCCGCATTTGAGTACTGAATGGGAAAAAGAGATTGACGATCATGGAGCATTCCACTTAACAGACTTTGTGCATAATGATAAAGAACATTTAGACAAAATAGGACTGATGCCGATTAAAGGCGCTGCAAAAGAAAACCCATATGTGGAAGCATTTTGGAAGTGGTGGCCTGACCTATACAAAGATTTGAAGATATTTCGTATGACAGGTGGCGAACCTCTCATGGATAAAAATACATTCAAAGTATTAAAATATGTAAACGACAATCCTAATCAAGATATTGAAATTAGTATTACTAGTAATATGTGTCCTCCTCAACCTAAACTTTTTGATAAATTTGTTGAACATCTTCAAGAGATAGAAACAACAAGGATCTGGGAAGATAAAAACAAAATTAATCCTTATACTGATAATAACTTTTTTGTTGCACCTGCTATCAAACATTTTAATTTGTTTGTTAGTTTTGATAGTGTAGGAGAACAGGCTGAATACATTCGTACTGGTATGGATTATGATGTTGTGTTAAAGAATACAAAGCGCATATTATCTGAGACTACAGGAACCAGCGTCACTTTTATTAACACATTTAACTTACTAAGTATTCCGAGAATACAACAATACTTACAAATGATATTAGATCTTCGAGTAGAGTTTGGATTTGATAATCAAAATATTGTAAATGATTCTCCTATTGATGAAACAGGAAAACACCGAGGTCCATTTGTGAGATATCAGAGACAACGTATATATTTTGATATACCTTATCTTAGGCAGCCTACATGGATGTCTGCACAGAACATACATTATATACCTGAGGTAATGAAGTATATGGAAGATGCTGTAGAATTTATGGAAAGTAACCGAGCCAAAGAAGATTATGATACAACTTTTCATGGATTTTTAGATCATGAAATTGAAAAAGTTAAAAGGGACATTGCATGGATTAAGTCGGGAGCAGAATCGATCAGTGAAGATGAATTGCAACTTCGGCAGAAACAGTTTTGGGAATATTTTAATCAAATTGATCATAGAAGAAATACAAACTTTATTGAAGTATTTCCAGAGCTTAGTGGTTGGTGGAATGATTGTTATACATCATCTTAGAAATTAAATAGAAGTATTATAGAATGAAGGACAAGTAAACATATGCGTAAACACAGCGAATCATTACAGGCATATAAAGAACGTATGATTGATAGTATTAGTACTAGTTATTGTGCGGCTAAGTGGTATAATGCTACTATATGGTTAGGTCATGGACAAACTACTAGTTGCCATCACCCACCAGGACATTGGATCCCATTGGATGAACTTGAAAAAGATCACACTGCTATTCATAATACATCTCATAAGAAAAAAATGAGAAAAATGATGCTCAAAGGCGAACGTCCTGCTGAGTGTGAATACTGTTGGAAAGTTGAAGATATGGGAAAGGATCATATCAGTGACCGTGTGTTTAAAACTGAAATCTTTAAAGACAAAGATATAGCCAAGAGTACAGAGATGCCATGGGACGATAATGTTATGTTGCGTACACTTGAAATTTCTTTTGATCGTGCGTGTAACTTAAAATGTTCATACTGCAATCCAGCGTTTAGTACAGCCTGGGTTAAAGACATCAACGACTACGGTGCTTATCAAAATATTCAAAGTGACGGCCGTGGACATTTCTCAGATACTGCTCCTTGGGCAGAACCAGCAACAAAGAAACAAGAAGACAATCCTTATATTCAGGCATTTCATAAATGGTGGGAAGAAGGACTTGCTGATAACTTAGAAGAGATTCGTATTACAGGCGGTGAACCTATTATGCATACGGGTACATGGAAATTATTTGATTGGTTCGAGCAAAATCCTGACAGAGGTAGACAAATGAGGTTTGCCATTAATAGTAACTTATCGCCACAAACACCCAAGGTATTAGACAAGTTAATTGAAAAGTCTTGGCATGTTCCTAACTTTGAAATCTACACATCTATGGAAGCGACAAAGCCACAGGCAGAATATATACGTGATGGACTAGATTATGATTTATGGATGAGTAGTATTCATCGTGTTCTTAAAGAATCAAATGTATCTAAATTACATATGATGATGACAATCAATTCATTGTGCTTAACTACTATTACAGAGTTTATGGACGAAATGTTAGACTTGCGTGAAACTTATGGTCGTCGTGCGCCTACTATGACATTAAACATTTTACGTTTTCCTAGTTTTCAAAGTTGTGCAATTATTCCAGTAGAAATTAAGCGTCACTATAAAGATAAGCTACAGTTATGGTTTAACAGTGAACGCCCTCAACAAATGTTAAATGATGGAGAACGTGCTAGTGTACAGCGACTTATAGACTATTTGGACATTGTAAAAACTCCTCACAAAAACACAGCAGATATGCCTAAACTATACAACGATTTTAAAGCATTCTTTGCCCAATATGATGTGCGTAGAAATAAAAACTTTGTAGAAACTTTTCCAGGTCCATTTGCTGAATGGTTTGAAAGTATTGATGCAATTGTGCCAACTCGTAAACAAATCGAAAATAAAGAAACTATCTTTGTAAATGATAGAGCTGGTGATCCAGCCACTACTGAAGAATATACAGGTGGTGATGACGAACACGAAGCAATAGGCGGATGGGATACAAAAACGGATGCGTTAGGTGGAGTTGAAGTTTGAAAGAAGATAATGGAGTAATTTGCGCTGCGCCTTGGGTACACTTATACATACACCCTGACGGACAAGTAAATCCTTGTTGTACTGCACAAAGTATTAACTACGGAAATACAAATGAAATGTCTGTACAAGATGCTTGGCGAAGTGATACTGCGAGTAATTTTAGACAAGATCTTCTCGATGGTAAATTACAAGATGCTTGTAAGTTTTGTTATAATCAAGAAAAATTTGGAAATGGGAACAGTCTAAGAACACGGTTGAATAATGATTACGGCGAGTTAATAACCGAAAATACAACACCTGACTTTGCATTAAGATATTTAGATATTCGAAGTAGTAATATGTGTAATATGGCTTGTGTAATGTGTGGGCATGCTCTTAGTAGTAGTTGGTATGAAGACGGATCTGCACTAAAATATCAAGTAAAAGAGGGTGCCAGTAAGTTTATTACACTATCCAATAATACAGAGCAAGACATTTTAACAATTGTTGATAACAAACTAGAAGTAATTTACTTTGCAGGCGGTGAGCCTTTGATGACACCATATCATTACACATTATTAAATGAAGTAGTGCGCCGAGGATTGGCGTCTAATATAAAACTTGAGTATAACACTAACTTGTCAACACTAAAATACAAAAAAATAGATATACTAGACTTATGGAAACAATTTAAATGGGTTAGTATAAGAGCAAGTATCGATGCAGTCGACGACATTGGTGAGTATCAACGCTACGGAAGTAATTGGGAGAAGATTGTAAAAAACTGGCACACAATAAAAAACGAAATGCCAGAAGTACATGTACTTCCACAAATTACAATAACAAATTTAAGCATAAGGAATATACCAAAATTCTTAGATTATCTTGTTGATCAGATGCATGTGGACCCATTTCATTGGCGTGCGCCTAAGGGAAGTCAGCAGTTTACATATAATATGGCAGTAGAGCCTAAACGATTTTCATCTGTTAATTTACCCAAACCTATCAAAGATATGTATACTACAGAACTTTCAGAGTACAGAGATAATTTAGATATAGCTGATGAAAGAAGAAAAGTAGTAGATGCTTGCTTAGAACATATGAATAGTGCAGAGCCAGAGTTATGGCATTTTAGAAACGGGTTAAAATTTCTATCTAAATTAGATATAAGAAGAAATAACAGTTGGAAAAAACTATGGCCTGAGTTTATGGAATATGATATTGACAAAAATTAAACCAAAATGGAATAACGATGGAAGCTGTGCTGAGGATAGTGAAAACAAGACTTTTTGTATGGCACCGTGGACACACACCTATATTAGTCCACAAGGAGAGCGCAGATTATGTTGTGCCAGTAGAGAAGAACACACCTTTCAAAAACAATATATAGATGCAACCAATGACGAAAAGTATGGGAAAATACGTGAAAGTGAGACAGACGCTGATAAGTTTAATCCACTTACACTAGAAGAACATTGGAACAGTGAATACATGCGTGACATACGAAAAAAACTAATGGCAGGAGAGCGTATTAGTCAATGTGATGTATGCAATGATGATACATTGTCGTTAAGTTCATATCGTAAATGGTTTACTGGTGTCTTATTCAAAGACAAAATACAAGAAGCATTTGATAATACAGATGATGATGGCTATACAACTATGCCTACTATATCATTTGACTATCGTTATAGTAATTTGTGTAACTTTAAATGTCGAATGTGCGGCGAGCAATTGAGCAGTGCATGGGAAGCTGAAAAAAAGAAACATGATTTGTGGAGCCCTGAACACCAACCATTTATGATTCCTGAAGTTAAAAAGAAAATGAATAACTTCCAAAAGCATGTAGCTGAGCCTGAATTTAAACAAGCTATCAGTGATGGTATTGTAGAAGAAATATATTGGGTAGGCGGCGAGCCACTAATGTATGATATGCATTGGTGGGCACTAGAAGAAATGACCCTTAACGGCAGTGCGAAAAATTGTTACTTGCGTTATAATAGTAATTTATCAAGGATTGACTTCAAGGGAAAAAACTTGTATGATTACTTACCACAGTTTAAAGATTGGCTAATGTGTGCAAGCATTGATGGTACAGGAGATATTGTAGAGTTTATTCGCAAAGGCATTGTATGGGAAGAATGGCTTGATAACTTTAAGCAAGGATTAGCACTACCTGGCGGCAAAGAAAAAATGCGTTTTGATTTAACTATTACTGGTCCAGGTATGTTTAGTTTACGTGACTTATTTGATTTAAGTTTAGAATTAGATGTAAGTATGGAAACTAAAATTATGTTTGCATTTCATCCTGACATTGTAATGAGTCCGTTTGCATGGCCAAGGCATATATTAGATCGTAAAATTGATCAATTACTTGCGTATATGGAACCACGTGCTACACATCGACAAATGACTCTTGTAAATACACTTAGTGAAATGAAAAATCGTCCGACATTTGCTGAACAATTTCCAGACACACATGAGCAAAAATTTAAGAACGGTAAAGGTTATCAAGATAGGTTAGATCAAATTAGACAAGAACAGTTTAGATTAAAAGACATTTATCGTGCTGACCCTGAGTTGTATGACTGGTGGTGTAGATATGAATAAGAATCTATGTGCTTTAGCATGGGGGCATACTAGTAGTGAGCCTAGTGGGTTTGTTAGAAGTTGTTGTATTGCTAAAGATCTTATTGTACAAGACCAACGTAAAATGAATGTTGCTGATGATAGCATACACGACATTATAAATTCAGAGTTCATGATTCAACTTAGAAAAGATATGTTAGAGGAAAAATATCCTAGTAACTGTAATACTTGTTGGAATGATGAACGTAATGGTAAACAAAGTAAGCGTTTAATATACAATGATATCTTTAAGACGTTTAATATAAATGTAGATTATAATAATTTACAAGTTATACCCAAAGACCTACAAATAAACATTGGTAATGTTTGTAATCTAAAGTGTAGAACTTGTGGCCCGACACACAGTACCAAATGGAATACTGAGTGGAATGATCGTGTTCACAAATTTGATCATCGAGAGATGTCTGTAGACTTTAACAATAAAATTACAAGTAAGATGTGGACTGAGTTGGATGACTGGAGTAAAACAGTACAAAGATTAGAAATAATGGGCGGTGAGCCGTTGTACAGTAAAGACTTTAGAAAACTCGTAAACATGCTAATTGATAATGGAAATAGTAAACACATTAGTCTTAATTTTAGTTCAAACGCTACAGTGTTTGATGAAGATTTTGTAAACAAAATGCTGGATAATTTTGAGACAGTTGGACTTAACATTAGTATAGACGGTATAGGAGATCATTTTAATTATATACGCCATGGAAAAAGTTGGAATCTAGCAGACGATAATATTAGAAAGTTTAGTGAACTTCAACAAAGTCAGGGAGTACGACTAGGTATTAGTTTTACTGTGACTATTAGTACACTAAACATATACTATCTGCCCAGGATTCACAAATACTTAAACCAATTCCCTGACACATATATCTTTAATAACATAGTTTATTATCCACAACACTACGATATTAGGCACATACCACAAGAGTATAAATCAAAAATTTCAAATGAATTAACAGACGAGTCACTTGTACCTATTGTTAATCATTTACAACAACCAGGTGACCATCAACAATTTACTAACTTTGTACAAGAAACCAGAGGAGCAGATCAATACCGTAAAGAATCTTTCATACAAACATTTCCAGAGCTTTATAGCATTATAAAAGAGAGTTATGATGAAAGATAACATGTGTATACTCCCATGGATTCACTTACATGCTTTTGCTAATGGCAAAGTTTATCCCTGTTGTTTAGCATCGTATGATTATAGTGTTGGTAATTCACGTGAGTCTAGCTTTACAGAAATTTGGAACAGTGAGCGTATGAAAGAATTACGTTTAACAATGTTGGCAAATAAAAAACATTCTGCATGTAATAAATGTTTTGAAACAGAACGTTTTGGTAGCACTAGTATGCGCCAACACATGAACAAATCATTTAGCCATAAATTTTTAAATATCGATTCAACATTGCCTGATGGCACCGTTGAACAAGTGGATATGTCGTATATGGATATAAGATTTAGTAACATATGCAATTTTAAGTGTAGAAGCTGTGGACCAGACTTTAGTAGTATGTGGAAGGACGAATGGGAACAAATGAACGAAGGCTCTTGGCCACGTATTACGAGAGTAAAAAATACGATTGAAGAAATTTGGGATGATATTGAAACTTGGATTGATACTGTTGAAAAAATTTACTTTGCAGGTGGTGAGCCATTAATAATGGATGAGCACTATAGAATCTTAGAATATCTTATTGAAAATAACAAAACAGATATTGAACTAAGTTATAACAGTAATTTGAGCAAGCTCGTATATAAACAACATAATGTGATTGATCTATGGAAGCATTTTAAAAGTGTTAGAGTAGAAGCAAGTTTAGATGGTTACGGAAAGCATGCTGAATATATTCGTCGTGGCACAGTGTGGAAAGATATTGAGAATAACATAGAGCATCTAAGAGCAACTAGTCCAGAAGTTGATTTTAAAATAAACTGTACTGTTAGTGCTTATAATGCATTACACTGCATTGATTTTTTTCAGTATTGTATTGATAAAAAATGGGTAACAAAAAATGATTTTTTTATTAACATTGTACAATTTCCTGAACATCTAAGGGCACAAGTATTGCCTGATTCTGTATTACAAATAGCACTACAAAAGGTAGATAAGTATATACGAGATTATAATATTACAGACACTCATTTTATCCAGTTAGAAGCATACAAGAAATTTTTGCTAGATAAAAAAGTAGATAAGTTTAATTACTTTGTAAGTTGGTCTCGAAAACTGGATGAAATACGATCTGAATCGTTAAATGATATTTTGCCAGAGCTTGAGGAATTTTATGAGTAATACATTTTGCCCCCTGTTATTTCAACACTTAGCAACACACCCGCACGGTGGTGTTACTCATTGTTGTATTGCTGATCACAGACAGGCACTCAGCAGTAGTAGAACAGACAACAAGTATTTTAATCTAAATGTTGATACTGTACATGATACTATGAATAGTGATACATTTAAACAAGCAAGATTGCAGGTATTGGAAGGTAAAAAGCCTAAAGCATGTATGCGTTGTTTTAGCGAAGAAGCAAAAGGTATGACTAGTAAACGTCTAGAGGAAATAAAAAATTATCCCGAATATACACAAGATGTAGCTCAATTAGCAACTGATGCGCAAGGCTACATACAAGATGTACAACTAGAATTTGTAGAGCTACGTCTGGGTAATACTTGTAATGTTGCTTGTAGAACATGCAATCCGGCAAGTAGTAGTAAGTGGCGTAATGATTATGACAAATTACAAAATAGTTTATCATTCAAACTAACTGATTATAATACAATGCAAGGCTTTCGTTGGCCGGAACGTGAAGAGTTTTGGGAAGATTTACTCAAACATTGTGATAATGTAAAAACGTTTTATATTAATGGTGGTGAGCCTATGTTAATCAAACAGCACTTTAAGTTCTTAGAACGACTTGTTGAATTAGGCAAAACTGATATTAAGCTATGGTACAATATTAACATGACATTAATGAATGAGAAAGTTATTGAGTTATGGAGAAAATTTGATCATGTAAAGGTTAGTTGTAGTATAGATGACTTGGGTAAGAGAAATGAATATATTAGATATCCTACCAAATGGGACGATGTAATGAAAAATTTCCTGCGTCTTAAACAAGAGGATTTTGAACTAGACGTAACACAAACCGTGAGCTTTATGAACTATAGTACTTTAGGCGACTTTTATGACTTCTTTCATAGAGAACATGGAGTATGGGTACACCATAACTATGTATACGATCCAGCTATTCTAAGTCCAGCAGTACTTCCCAAGGAAATGCGAGATCTTGTACATACAAAATTACATAACTCTTTTCCAGAGTACAAAGTAAATGAGTTAACAAATATGTTTGGCGGTCCAGACAGACCAGAAAAATGGAAACATGCGTTAGAATATACACTGCGGCTTGATAAAATTCGTGGACACAACATACAAGATTTTTTGGAAGAATTCAATGAAAAGTAATAAGCTATCTATATTTTCAGATATTAAATGGCACGGGCAAGCGAAGGGATTACCAATCGGTCCTCACTCCCCAGAAGAGAATTGGCAATATGATATACCTACTAGGTCTGACATAACAAAATATGTGAATAATGAAGGATTGGTTATTCCTTTATTTGGAGATAGCTTTATATTTGGACAAGGCTTGCCTCATAATGAAACTATCGACGCTAATTTATCTAAATTAGACCCTAAGAACTGTTATCTTAATCTTGCTAATCCTGGATCTAGTAATGTCGATATTTTAATGAGATTAGAACAATGGATAAACACACATCAAGATAGTCCTGTGATTTTTGTTGGACTAACTGATGGATTAAGAGATACCATATATTATAATACCGAGTATACACAGATTGGTGATAAGCCAGATAGTAGTATATTTGATAATAACAATCAATGGGTTGAAAAATTAGTACCTAATCATCATATTTCTAAAGAACGTATTCGGGCTTCCAGCGTTCCAGAAGTGTTTGAGTATGCGAAACAACAATGGGAACATTATTATCAATACCAAGTGACACCAGTAACAAATTTAATAAATTTACAATTATCCGTTAAAAGATTATACTGGATATCACGTGCGACAAATATACCTATCTATTATTGGTTACCTGATAGATGTTTACACTGGCTTAATAACCAAGATAAAACCATATTTCGTGAGCAACTTAGTAAATTAGAACAATCTAGCAACCTAAGAAAAATAAAATACATTTTACCCAATGTTAGAAACTATTGGCTTTCAGATACTGATGCACATTGGAACACTGAAGGTACTTCAATTGCTAGTGATAATATTTGGAAAAAAATAAATGTACACATTCAATGAACTCCAATATTTAGATTTAGAAGCGAGCAGCTTGTGTAATGCTTTATGTGCTATATGCAACAGAAGATATTCTGGCGGACAAAAAGTTGAAAATATGGTAGAAACATACATTACATTTAATCAGTTCAAAGATTGGTTTAACCTAGACTTTCTAAAAAATCTTAGAGGTATTAGTTTGTGTGGAAACTATGGTGATCCAATGACAAATCCTGAGTTGTTGGATATACTAAGGTACACAAAGGACATTAATCCAAAAATAGAAATTACTATGAATACTAACGCCAGCGGAAGAACTCCTGAGTTTTGGGCTGAGCTAAGTGAGATAATTAATACCAATGGACATCTAACATTTAGTGTCGACGGTTTAGAAAATACAAACTGGATCTACAGAAGAGGCACCAAATGGGATAAAATTATTACAGCAATGGAAAGCTATGCTAGCGGTCCGGGTCATAGCAAATGGGAGTTTTTAGTTTTTAAACACAACCAACATCAAGTTGAAGAAGCTAGACAACTAGCAGAGAAGATAGGAATCACTAAATTTTATGCAAAGGAAGCATTTGGATTCGAAGATACAATGATTAACAATAATAAAAAGTCTAGTTTTGGTGTATACAATGAACAAAACAATTTCCTATATAGTATTCATGCACCTGATGGAAAGTCTAATAATACAGAAATAATTCAAGATATTGTTGACGGTAATCAAAATCCAGATACAAAAAACAAACATGTTAAATTTAAATACAATGCATCAACTCCATTGAATGAGTGGGAAGTTAAGTTGGGTAATACTTGTATTGATTGCCAAGTACTTAATAAGCGAAGTATTTTTATAACATCAGAAGGCTTGGTATTTCCTTGCTGTATGACAGCAGGAAAATTATATGCACCTGGTACGCCAGAAGCTGTACAACTTAGAGAATTTGTAAACAGTGGAGGCCGTGATAAGATTAGTTTGAATAACAACACATTAGAGTCTATTGTTAATAGTAAAATATTCCAAACTGATTGGCCAGACAATTGGCGAGATAATGACATCACAAACAAAAGATTGAGAGTATGTAGTATGTTTTGTGGTACTGAAACAAATCAAACATGGAAAAAAGTCAGCGAAAGTGTTAAAAATAAATAGAGTTTACTTTTGTTAACTACTTACCATCCATTATTACTAGTAGTTACTATAGGATTGCAATTAATAAAATGATCATAGTTGTATCTTAACTGAGGTACAATATCACGTAGATGCTTTAACCAAACATCTTCTGGTATTTGTGATAATCTTTTCATTTCCTTAGCTATCATGTTTGCTCTAGTGGTTGGACATAATTCATTATCATAACTATGATTTATAAATCCATCAAATGTTTTATATCCCTTTTCTTTGATCGCTGCAACTGTTCCTGCACAACCGTGTACTAAAAACATTTGACCTGCGGCAAACGGTTTATAAATTTTTTCAGATAAGAATGGCCTAAGCGTAGAAGTATTATGTACTAGATTTCCCGGTATAGTTTCATTGACAAGCATAAATTTAGTATCAAATATATGCTCCCATGTTAAAAACCCAAGTGCTAAATTAGTATCTAATGTATTGTCATCACATGTTATATTTTTATCAATCGAATAAGCCCAATCTATTGTATCTTTGTTCAATAGTCCTGGATGTGATTTTTCTACAATACTAACTATATAATCTAATTGCCTTAATACACTTTTTAACTCTCTGTTACCATCTACCAGAGTTCCGAGTGACCAATATATATCTTTCAATAAATCGTTCTCTTTTAATAACATAGCCATAGTCATACGGGCATGTCTACGTCTACGCATATACGAAGTACATAACTTCTGTCTTGGTTTTAAATCCAATGAGTGTTGTATTTGCTGTTCAAACATACGCTCATTATTTTTATCACGGGCTATGTGAGTGTGTAAATTGTGTTCCCAAAAATTATAGTATAAAGATTTCACTTCAGTGAATGGAGGCTTGTTACGGAGTCTATATATAGATGTAATCCAAACAAGTCTTTCTTTTGGTATATCAAAAATTTCACACACCCGATCAAATAGTATATTATCCCAACCTTCAATTGAATGATCAATGTACACTAACGTATTATCGTCTTTAATTGCTTCTCTGACTTCTATCGGTAGAGAATTAAAAGTACGCTTATCTTTTTCTATTCGTTGTGTTCTTAGTTCTTCATGATTTTTTGGTATACTAGATGTAAGAGTTTTTGGATCTCCTAAGAATTGTTCATCCTTTAAGAAATCAAAAAGCCTTTTTGCAGACTCAAAATATATGATTCTATTAGGTACTATTTTAGTATGAGAATGAGTATGAGAATGCTCTTTATACGTATGAATTGCTTCAAATACATTCTTTTGATATTCTTGAAACAATACTATTCGACTAGAATTTAAATCGTGACCATTTGCAGTAAATGGACCCCATAGCATATTATTCATTCGATATATGCCCCATACAAATACGGATGGGTAGAATTTATATCTGTTAATTGATCTATAGTTATTTCATTAACAGGTTCTCCCAATCGTATACGACCGTACGTATGCTTGGGATCATTAACATCAATATATTCAGACAAATTATTTTTGTTGACCCAGTACTCTGCATGCCTTTTCATTGCTCTACTACGAGCTTTGTAGAATTTTTCATTTTGTCGGCCCCGATGTTCTACTGTAAAAATCATACTAGGTAAAATAAACTCTTGTGGACTTACTTTTTTTAATTTAACTAATTCAATGTCATTGGTGACATGACATGTATGAAAATCTTTCCCTACAGTAGCATAGTCAATGTATAGTATTCCACTTTGAATAGCTTCAAAATTTGCATAGTCTTCTGTCGTTAAACGATAATGTTCCTGAATTCTACTATCTGCTCTAATAACTGTGTGTCGTAACGGTGACGTACTAGCGCCACTTTCCATTTTATGAACTAGGTAATTTATTCTTTCTAATAGATTATAAAGTTCGATATTTTTTTCACTGCTATTGTTAGCATGACTTGTGTCTTCAAAATATTCATGCAATGCATTTAATTTGGCCAATTGTTGGTCATCTTCGTTAATAACAATTACAATATCATCTGAAATTGGATATTCAGGCCAGTTTTTTGTGATAGTTTCAATTGTTGCCAACATTTCTTTTTGGTTAACAACTAATTGTTCTTTACTGATTTCCTCATATACATTGTATATAATTGATCTTGTATTGTCAACGGTTTTTGTACGTTCCCATTGGTCTAAAAATATACGTGAATATTCAGTATCTACTACATTGAATTTAATAGTTTTTAGAGAATGTAATTGATTATCGAGTATTTCGTCAGCACTGGTCGTAAGTTGGCTAGAGCCATTGGGATCAGTATTATCAAACTCTGGTCTTGGCAATTCACTAAATGCTAAGGTTATCTGTGTCATAGTATATCCTTTCTAATGCTGTTTTGTAAGGCTTATATAAATTTGCAACTTGTTTGTTATGATTAACCACTTCAAGACATTCATCTAACAATACTTGTTTGTTAATTAACCTATCTAATTCTTTTATCATTGAATCCATACGTGTGGTATCATCTTGTGCGTCATAACTGTGATCTACGATATTATCGTAGAAATTAAATCCAATATTACGAAGTTCCTGAATCTGATGCTGATGCCCGCATAGTACAAAAGGTTGAGGGAATAGCAAATTTTTTAAAGTTTTTTCAGTAACAAACTTCTTATCTAATCCTTGATAACTGCACTCGCTTACCACTGCAACCTTACTACGTGCAAAGTTATTAGGTTCTATTTCCCACCATTCATAAACACTTTGTAACTTTGAATCCAGCGGATTACTTTCTATCCAATCGCTATCGTATATGTATTCGCCAGGGGTTCCTGTTTTCATAGTACAAACACTTGTTTGTGTTGTATACAAATTTCTTAGTTTGTTTCTAAGTGTTACTCTAAAATCACGAGGACGTTGTTGTAAACAGATAAATTCAAAAAGCCAATCCTGTGATGCTCGTTGCTGTGATATCTGACTCACAGTATCTGTGTGCATTTTATCCCAATATTGATTCGCGACTTCAACTACAAAATGATCTTTTATTACATTGTATTCAGTAACTGAATTAAATCCTGTATTACCTGTAACATAATAAACTTGTTCTCCGGATATTTGGTTTCTATTTAAAAAATTACAAATACCAGGATGTACCCATTCTGTTTCAAAACCTTCTATAGAATCATCTATTATTATACTACACTTTTTATTATGTACACTTTGTATTATTTCCAAGGGCAATATAATATCATCTAACCAATTAAATAATCCTTTATTAGAATTTACGTATCTACCTGGTGGAGCATCCCGATCAGTGGTAGCAATAAAAAATACAAATTTTTCATCTTGGGCTGTGCGTTGACGTACATACTGACGATATAGATATCTTTGACTATAAGCGTCTAATTTTGTTTTATAAAATTCAGCTGGTATCATATGTTATTACTCGTGTACAAATTGTAGTTGTTATTGAGGGCAAATCTATAAGCGTCATGGATTATTTCTTGTTCATTATAACCTGTACTAGTTAAGTTTATAGCACAATCTATTAGTACACTACAATTAAAATGTTGTTGCATTGATTTTATTCCAAGCGGTCTATCTAATATACATCCAGGCAAACTAGCACCTGCATACACAAGTTCTGTTGTGTTGTGTTTTACTAAAAATTCAAACACACTATCCTTATCCCAATCAATAATACTGTTGGAATGATCATTTGTTGTTATTTCAAGCAACAAGTTAGGACTAGTCCACGGCAAATTAGTAGTCTGCCATTGATTTGTAACCGGATCTTTGTGTGTATTATAGCAAGCTAGTACAACAGGCCCTTGCCATCTTTTTATTACATTACTTAATCTATTAACAGTTTGTTCTAGTATGTTTTGAAATCTTGTATGCCCAGGATGATATCTATCCCACATATCAATAATTATCAGTGCTTTCATTGGGTATCCATTAACTACATACTTATTTATATAAATAGTATTTAACATATATAGAGGATCTTTATAATTATGAATATGGTAACACTAATATATTCTTGTGGTGATGAAAGTATTTCGCTAGACTATACTTTACAAACAGATCACACTGTAGTAGAAAAATGGTTAAAACTTTGGAAATTTTATAGAGATACGGGCCATGTAGATTTTGAAATGAATAGTGAGTCACCAACAACTATTAATTCTCTCGACTACTACCATAATGAAGTTTTTGTTAGATGTCAAAGTTTAGTCAATCAGTACGGTGTCGATATTGTAGAAGGATGGGACAAGCCGCCGTATACTCAGGAAATGCTAAATGTGATTCACGACGATTTTGCTGAAAATGTAAATATTGTTAATAGTAATGATGACCCTGAATTTAAAAAGATCTTAATTGAATTAAATCATCAGATACACACACTAGAAGCTGCAATGTCTTCTGGTAATGGACTACAAAGTTATTTAAGAAGTGTATTAAAACAATGGCATGCAGCGGATGATCCGCAAGATTTAAAATACCTAACACAAGATGATCAAAAATCAAAAAATACTGACTTTACAAAAAAACATTGTTTATTTTTAAGTTATGCCAGTCTGGGTAAAGATTTAGAAATGATATTAAATGATAAACATTTTCATTTACTTGAAAGACAGGAAATGGTTCCTAAGGAAACTGTAAGCCCGTGGTTTGCTATCTGTGTACCACAATCTGATAATATTATCACTAATACAGAACAAACAGATAAAGAAAGAATTGAATGGATGAATAAACTTGCAAAAGAGCATAACATTGCACAATACGGTGTAGACGTTAATCATTGGATACACCGTCCTGGACGTCATATTATGGGAATAAATCATAATGGATCTCAGAAGGACAGGCAATGGTTTTTGAAGTATGGACAACAGTGTACACTTGACAAAATAATTTTTGACACTGATATTGTTAAAACATCAGTTACATTATCAAATAATACTTATTCTTTCAAATAATAATATACTCTCTATACTGACATTTGGGCTGTTTCCAACTCATTGGTCCATCCCTTATTTTTGCGAGCAAAGTTCAGAAAAGCTATCCAGTCGCCTTCGAATCGCTCTTGTATATTTTTATTTGTAATCACGTAGTTCGTTTCTTCTAATTCTAATTTTTTATTTTCTACAATATACTCATATAGGTTAGCATCACATCTGATTACATGTTTGTGTTCGCCTTTTTGTCTCTGAATTTTTTCCTGAAGATCGATAACTTGACTTAGCATAGGGTCAAATTTATCCAACAAGCTATTTGCAACTTCATAAACTTCTTTAAAGAATTTTGCTCTACGGTATTGTCCAATATCTACTAATACTTCTCCGTATATAAATCCTGCTATAAAGTATTGGAATTGTAAATCTGCAGCATGTTTCCCCCATTTTTGTAGGTGCGGGTAATAGACACTGTCTTCGTTATTCAAGAATGTTTCTAGTAAAGCCTCATAGAAATCTTTTTGTTCAATGTTATGATACTTTTCTAAGTAACGACTAAGAAGATGCGTAAATCCGTTTGCTTCGAGTTTGTTTGTTAACCAGGTCCACAACCACACACGACTCATCATGTTTTCTGGCATAGTACGTGTGCCTACAACCATATCTTGCCATTCGTCTACATAGTTACTAAAATAACTTTTTACTTTCTTTGTGATAATTCCATATTTCTCTTTATATACAGGATCATTCATTTCACTATTTTGCAACAATGCAAGTGGATAACTTTCCACAATGAAATCATCTTTTAGTAGTTGGCAAATACCTTCCTTCCAACTTTCGTATGTTTCTTCCGGCAATCCAACAATCATCTCAGTACTAACACTAATACCAATCTTACGTGCATCATCTACAATATTATCCAGTTGCTCACCATTTAGGTTTGTGCGTTTAATAGCTTTAAGTACATCAGGGTTCATACTTTGTAAGCTAGCAGTAAATCTACGCATCATACCAGCATTTAACAATTTGCTTGCCATCTCTACTGTTGCCTGATTGTTATTTTTATTCCAGTTTGTATCAAATATTTCTGGGAAACCATATTTTTCTTTTGTAGCAATAAGCATATCAGTAATAGCCATATCACGTTCTTTAAATATGCCAAAGTTAGCATCAGTGTTGTTGATGTATTCAATTTTGTTTTCAGCAAACCATTTAACTTCTGCTTCAATTCTTGTTATATCGAACTTCTTAACTTTACTAAATGTAGTACCTCCCCAATCACAGAACGTACACATGAATGGACACCCTCTGTTAGTTTCAATAATACCGTTCAATATCATATCATCACGATTGCTGTACTTGGCTATAATGTCATCGAATAATCCAGTTAAGTATGGACTGGGTACATTAGTTAAGTCATTGACTCTGACACTTTTACCTGTTGTAATTCTTTCACCATTGCGGTTAATACTAATACCAGGTACTTTCTCTTCATCTTGTTCGCCTATAAAACTTTTAAGAAGCCCGAGAAAACTAATTTCTCCCTCTTGGTGTATAAGATAATCAATATATGGTTTGTTTTTAAAATATTCTATATCACTGTCCGGTGCATTTGCGCCACCGACAATAATCTTACATTCTGGCCAACGTGCTTTAACTTTCTTAGCAAACTCTTCATTATAATTAGTATTCCATATATAACTACTAAGTCCTAGAACAGCAGGATCTTCCATATTATTGACTATAGTATCAAGATCATCTTTTAAAAAATAAAGTTCTTTCAATTGATAATTTTCTTTAACTACTGGATCATTTGATGCGTAACACCATACTACACCAACACTGTAGGGAAAGTAATAATATTTAGAACCAGGTAGTTCTAAACTCATCTGACTGAGATAAACGTTTTTCATACTAGTTATTTATTTCCCTGGAATTTCCATAATGTATAACTGTACAAGTATCGCTTTGGAACTTACGCCATGGGTCAACTACAATACTACCGTCTGGAATATCACAATATAATTTATCTTCTTGTAATTTACCAGTATATTCGTATGTGATACTAGCACTATGTGCAAGCAAAAACACGCAAGGACCAGTGGGTTTATAATAGTCGCCTGTTTGCGGATCAACATAATTTATATCACTGATACCTGCTTGTGCTACATAATGTCCTACTAGTTTGCTATAGCTGCCTTCTTGATATGGTACATTTGGTTTGTATGCTTTTCCGTGTATAACCACTGGCATGCGATGCAATTTTGCTAGATGTGCAACAGATTTAGCCATATTTTGTGCTTGAATTTCTCTAGCATTCATAATGCTATCAAATAAGTCGTAACCTAAATCTAATTTTTCTGCCATATAACGTAGTGCGATATTATCTCTTGGATGACATGCACCACCGTCGCCCATTCCTGCTGTCATAAATTGTTTACCCATAATTCTCATATCACTTTCAGCAAGTGCTTTTGTGACAACGTCTACATTAATATTTCCTTGCTTTTCTGCAACATCTTGTATCATATTAACTAGCCCTAACTTAGCACTAATAAATGTGTTATAAAATACTTTGATACATTCACACTCGTCCCATGTACCTATTACGTAGCGTGGATTGTTTTCCATTATAGTCTTGTAGAAGTCTACTAATTTTTTTGCATCGCCTGTTTCACTTCCGTCTTCTGTGCCAATCATAACCATTTCGGGATTTACCATATCCCATGCTACACTGCCCATTGCAATTAAATATGGATTGTATATAAATCTTGTATTTGGAACGAGATCGATAAATTCTCTTCTTGTTGTTCCAGGCAATACTGTACTAATTAGGATTAATAATTGATCTTTGTTCATGTATTTGTTAGCTTCTGCTAAACACTGTTTAACAATATCGTAACTAAAATCTTTTGGATCCAAGTGTGCAGTAGGTGCATCTCCATCATACTTAGGATCATGTGGTGTTGGAACAGCAACAAATACAATATCTTTACCTTGTGTAACTTCTTTAATAGTTTCTACAGTTTTAATAATATCACTATGTCTAGATGATATATCGTAACCAACCACATTGTGACCTTTTTTAGCTATTGCTTCTGCACAAGGCATACCTAGTTTACCAACCCCTATAAACCCAACATTTGACATTTTGTAAAAAATCCTTTATTATATACGTACATAAGTATTTATGTAACCTTAAGAGAGCAATAATGAATTCCAAATCACCGTTACTTCCTATTGAGCTATACGGAATGCCAATGAAAATTAACATACAAGATGTATTATTTTGGATGGATGCGATTCGCGATAGTGATGACCGATATCGCACACTTGAAAGTTTTTGGAAGGGCCAAGTTAATAGTAAAATATGGTTAGCTGAGAACCTAGTAGGGTTTGTGCCTGTCAGACCGTTAGATATTGTTATATACGGTGGGTGGAATGGAGTACTTGCAAGTATATTATTTAACTCTAATATTAATATAAACACAATTAAAAGTGTAGATATAGATCCTGTGTGTGAAGAAATTGCAAACACAGTAAATACACTTTATTTGGATCAAGGAAAATTTAGTGCAATAACCGCAGATATGACAACATTTGTAGATAAGACTGCTGATGTTGTTGTAAATACTAGCTGCGAACATATTACACAAGAACAATACGATCAATGGTTAAGTAATCAACCAGATCATGCTACTATTGTATTGCAAAGTAATAATTATATTGACTTGGATGAGCATATTAGATGCTGTACAGATTTAAAGGAATTTATGCACATAAGTAATATTAATACTTATTTGTGTAAAACATTGCCCACATTAAAGTATGATCGTTATATGTTAATAGGAAAAAAGAAAGTGTAGGCAAAATATGCAATTAAGTTTAAGTTATATATGTGATAGCTGGATTAATATTAGAAACACCCATAACGATCTGTCTAGAAGTTTTGCAAAAGGATCAGTAGGATTACACATGGACTTTATGGATGGCAGTTTTGTTCCTAGATTAGGATGTCATCCTGAAGCTATAGATGAAGCTAGAAAACATTTTGCAGAACACATAGATGTGCATGCCATGATAACATGTAATAATCCTGCATGGGATGCAATACTGAATAGCAGCGCAGATGTTATATTTGCACACTATGAAAGTTTTCACA